TGCTGCCGTAGCAGGCGGTTCCGGTCAGGTCCAACAGGGCGTCGATGACGTCGCCCATGCACATGCCGTCGGCGCAGCGCAGGTACAGAATATCGTGGTGCTTGTCGTTGAAGTTCCGGGCCGTGTAGGTCTTTCCGATCCCCGAGGGACCGACCACGACGGAGAACCCCTGCGTCGCGTAAGTGAGGCCGAGCACCGACTGGATGAGTTTCTGCCCGTCCGTGAACCAGACCTCGCGAACCTCCTGGCGCTCCTCCTGGGTCTTGTGCCAGGCCGCAAGCGCCTCCGCAATCTCCCCGACCACCTCCGGGCGCCCCTTGTACTTGCCGCCCAAGACCTGCGAGACGGTCCCGGTGGACTTCCCGGATATCCGGGCTACGTCTGCGTTGCTCAGACCGAGGGCCTGTACGGTTCCCTGAAGCTGCCCTGTTTCGATGTCTTGCATCTCCTTCCCCTCCTTGTGTATTTACTGAGCCTGCGCCGTCGGGCCAACACCCATGCTTTCGGCCAGGGCGATGATCTTTCTGTCCAGCTCCGCGTCGTTCACGACCAGCTCCTCCCGTGCCGTCGCAATTTCCTTCACATCCGCCGCAGCGCCCGCGTAGGGGGTGAAGCGGTGAATCTTGATGTCCGGGCGTTTCATCTGTCCGAAGATGTCCAGCCAGCACTTGACAAGGGCGTTCTGTTCCCGGATGAGCGGGACGACGTTCCCCATGTCTCGGGGATCCTGCTTGCCCCAATCCTCGGCAATGCAAATGAGCTTGTGGCTCTCCAGGTCCAGGCAGTGAACCACGCTCTTGTCATAGGGGTTGAAGCGAACCTCCACCTTCTTTCCCTTGCCCCGCCCACAGTAGGCCGAGAGCTCCGGGGCGTACCAGCGACACTTGCCGAAGGCCGGAAGGGTGATCTCTACCTGGCTGTTACGCACCTGCCGGATGACGGCGGGCCAGAAGAGGAAGTCGAGCGTGGTGTCATCGATGCGAGTCAGAGGGCGCTGGATGCCATCCAGGAAGCACTCCTCCGGGACGATGCGCTCCTCCGTCATGGTGTGATGGTGCCAGTCCTCCAGGCAGCGGGCGAAGATCTCGAAGAACTCCTGAGCCCGCAGCAGCTTCCCGCCCTTGATCTCCTCCCGCAGGCGTCTTTGAATTTCCTCGTTCACCTGCTCGTCTTTCTTGTCCTGGCGGCTATAGCCGGGAAGCCCCATCTGCTTCATGGGAGCCTCAACGGCGTTGTAGAACCAACTCTCGATAGGCTTCGCCTGGGCGTTGCGCGGCTTCGCCTTGTGGTGCTCCAGCTCCGACCCCGCCTCCAGGGACTCCACTACCATCAGTGCGGCGTGGCCGTCAAGCTGACGGCGCAGCCGGGCTACATAATCGCTGCGCTCGGGCCGTCCCCAGTCCGTGTACAGGCTCTCGGGAATGCCCCACCGGCAGGCTTCGCGGAGCGCGAACCCGACGGCGTATTGGTCGTAGTTGCCCAGAACGGGCCAGACCCCTGAGAAGTAGCGGCTGCGGAAATCCGCCCAGGCGAACATCTGGGGACGGATGGGCACGCCGCTGTCCAGAAGGACGGTATGGTCGAAGATATGCTGGTCGCCGACCAGAATCTCGTAGACCTTGAGTTTGGAGTAATCACGGTAAATGGGCGGCTTGACGCCCAGTTCCAACCCCCGGCGTCCGCCTCGAGTGAGCATCCGGACGGGCTCGGGGATCTCGTTCCACTTCCGATAGAAGGAAGCGAGGGAGCCGATCTCCCACCCCTGCTTCTCGGCCTCCGCAGCGGTCTCGAGGTAGGCGTGCTTGACGTCCATACGGGGGTTGTTGGTGAGCAGGGAGAGCCCGTATTCCAGGGCCTGGGGCGCGAAGGTGCGGCTCTTCACCGCCACCTCCAGCGGGCCGGACGAGAAGGAGAGAGCCACGGAGATGGGGGCGCGGTCCGAGACGACCTTGCCCTTCTTCCGTTCGGCGAGCCAGCGGTAGATGGTGGGGACGGAGACGTGCTCGTCGGCCGCGATGCGGGCGTACCACTCGCCCACGGGGATGCCCTCGGGGCACTCCGCGGCACGCTTCAGTACACGCAGTCGCTTTGCGGTCTTCTTGTCCAGTCTCTCCGGTGCTATGCCCACTTTCTCCGCCTCCTGCGCTTCCCGCACTCTTGTCCACCGATCTCCCTTCAAACCCAGAGCTTCCCGCGCCTCGTCCGGAACCGCCGGGTCCAGGGCCGAAACCTGCCAGACCTTGCCGCCACGGCCACGCCCATTAACTTGCTGTGTTATCGTGTAACGGCCCTCTTGCAACGCCTTATGAACAGCCTGAGGCGTTATATTCAGGAGTCCAGCAAGTTGGGGGACGGTCAGCCACATGCGCGTGCTTATCCTTTCCAGGTGATCTGAATTCGGGTGTTTGGCCTCATCAGCGAGCGCCTTACGCTCGGACGCCCCCGGCCTTTCGACCGGGTGCAGGGGCTATGCCCCTGCGGGCGTTTCGGCCTGTGCTACAATTTTCCTAATAGCCACCCTGTAGCAAGCCCCAGAATTCCACCTACAATGAACTCAATGATGTTGGCAACTTTGCGATTCATCACACGGCCTCCTCCGTCCGCAAGGGCTCCTGTCGGGGTGTCTCAGCCGCCGCTTTGAAGTCCTTGCACAGGCGATAGAGGGAATGGACGCTGCCGATCTTCCAGCCGTGCTCCTCCGCAAGCTCTTTCAGCCGGTTGTAGGTTCCCTTGACCTCGAGGTCGGGGTTCTCGGCGAACTCGTTCAGGAACCACTGCACAGCCTCCTCGCTCATGCACCGGGTTCGGGAGTCGAAGTTGATCTCCCCAACCGTCACGTGGATATCGAAGCGTGCCGCCGCCCGTGCGGGCAGTATCTTTCCGTCCTTCGCCTCCGATATCCAGCGATAGAGCGTGGGGACGGAGACCTCCTCGGCCTCGGCGATCTGCTGCATCCACTCGCCCATCGGGACGTTCTCCGGCGCGGGGTTGACCTCGCACAGCAGGGGCAGCGGCGTGGGCTTCTCCAAAAGCGCCTCCTCCAGCCTGATCTGGAGCTTCCGAAGCCTCTCCTCCAGCTTCATCACGCGCTCGTTCTGCTTGTCGATGACCGCCAGCAGCGCGTTGACCGCGCTCTTGTCCCGCCGGCTCTCCTGCCCCGCGGCATAGAACCCGTTGCGCCGCAGGGACGGCAGCACCTCGTGCGTCACCCACCGGCGGAACGGACGCGCCTCCGCCTTGTTCGAGCGAAGGATAAGCGTGTAAAGACCAGACTCCGAGATGATGTTGGCTTCTCCCTGACGACCTATGAAAAACATAGACCGTTCATCTTCATCTAGACGCTCAATAGCTTGAGTAACGTTTTGAATGTCCAGTACGTCGCAGACATCCTTCGCCACCCACCAGGGCTCGCCGTCCACCTCCACCACGCGCACGTCCTGCTCCTTGAAGCTGAAAACCCTGAGCGCTCTGCTTTCGTCCATGTCCGTACCCTTCCTTTCTTCTGTGCTATCCTTGCCTTGCCGCCGGAGATCTGAGGAGGAAAGCAATGGATAACGTATGCAAAGACATCGAGACTCATCCGCTGGTTAAAGAGCTTCGCGAGAAGATTGCGCTTCTCGAAAAAGAGAACTTGGAGTTAAAGGAACAAATCGCCAGCCGCAAGGCTAAGGCCATATTCGTCTAGGCAAGAGCATCTCTGGCGGCATCCCTTATCAGGTCACGTGTCTTTTTTAGCCAAGCATCGAATTTTTCGGGGACATTACTTTCGTGAAAAGCCCGATAGGCCCTTGCGATTTTTCGTGCCTGCATCAGAATCTCGGCCTCAAATAGCTCCGGCGTCAGCATTTCCGGATTTTTGGGGGATTCAAGCTTGAAATCCAAAGCAGCAGCGCAGTTCCCCTCTTTTTCCTCAAATGAAAGCTCTATCTGAATCTGCGTGGCTCGCGCTCTTTCCATTTCCTCACCTCCTCATCCGCAGATTTTGATGCCCGTGTCTTTTTCCAGCGCCTCGATGATGTTGCGGGTCTGGGCGCCTCGGGGCCGATTCGCCTTGCCACTCCAACGGCCCAGATACCTGGCCGCATGGACGGGGTTGTATCCGTGCTTTCTCGCCCATCCGGCTATGGTTTCCCCCCTTTTTAGCAGGAACGCTCTCACCTCCAGTGCCGTGCTTGTTTGAGATAGCCTCATGGGGTATCATCTCCTTAACGGTCAATTGTTCATGCTGATAACATTATATGTACAAATGACCACTAAGTCAAGGGTGTGATGAACGGTTGACCACATTACACGAACGGATGAAGTTTGCTCGATCGGAGCTGAAGAAAACACAAAAACATATCGCAGAGCTGGCTGGGATAAACCTTAGGACATACATTAATTATGAACAGGGAGAACGCGAAACACCCGTTTCTATAGTGGTCGTTTATTCATCATTAGGTGTTAATCCCAACTGGCTCCTAACCGGCGAGGGGGAGATGATGCGGGGTAAGAGCGAAGCCGAAAACGTGACCACGGAGGCTGTGGAGGCATTGAGCGAGGATCGGATGCTGGAGAAGATCGTGCTGATGCTTGCGGACATGTCCGAGGCGGAGCGGCGGGAGGTGTTCGAGCATGTTCAAAAAGCGAAACGCCTTTCCGACCTGGAGCAAAAAGTGAAGGCATTGGAGGCGGAGCGGGCGGGGTAAGCCGCCGGGTGATGTTGGTCATTGCCCCGCCGGAGGATGGGGTGTAGAGGAGGATGCAAAAATGAAAAAACTTTTGGTTTTGGGGACGTTGGTATTCATGTTGTTTTTCGTGGGAGCGACCACCGCTTTTGAAAAAAGAGTTATCCCAAGCCCCCATGAAGGTATTACATGGACTCTCATGGGATATGGAATGCTTGAACAACAACCTACAGCTGTTGTCGTATGGACGTATTCCGATGACATTTTGGCCAAGCATCACGAGAGGCTGATAAAATACAAATTTACCTCAGAGGACGCTCAGAGATTTTACGCCTTAGACGAGACGATTCTTTTGGACTTAAAACAAAAACAATATGCGCCAGCGCTTCAAAGGTTTTTGGATAGCACAGACCAATCCATTCGAAATACTAAAGTTGAAAAAACAAAATGGCGTAGCTTAAAGGAAGCAAACAAAGCGTTAAAAATTGTCTTTGACGAATATCCTGGCTATGAGGATTCTGGAAAAGTTTTTCTTTTCGCTCAAAAATATAAGGGACAAGAGCTTTTCTTGTGGGGCATTCGACCTCAAAAAATTGCACACTCCATAAGTGGCGATGGCAATTACACTTTACAGTGTCTAGATAGCCGCGGCACGATGCGCGGCTATGAGATGGGTGCGGGAGATGGAAGGGTACTCATTCCCGAAGACGTGGCATTCAAGCTCTCAGATTGGGAGCCTAAATTCAAGGAGATTACTTTGGCATTGCGTGGAGTGATGAATTTTGACAAAAAATTTGATTTTCAGGTAAAAAATATTGATATTTTTGACTGGCGGGGATATTGCCTCGCGAGTTGGTAGGAGCGGGCGGGGTAGGCCGCCCGCTGGCTTAGGATTCCAAGGCTTGAATCCTTGCTTCCAGTCTGCGGATCTCCTGCCGCAGCTGAGCGTTTTCGATCATGACGTCTCCCAGCTTGAGCAGCCAGGATTTTGCCTCCTGGATGTCGCCGTTAAGGATGGCGGACACACGGTTGAGGGAGCCGTCCAGCCGGTCGCAAACGTCCTGCATGGAGAAAGTTTCGTCGCAGACTCGGGTAGGAAGAAAAAGGGTTTTCATAGGGTCACCTTCTTTACGAAAGGATGAAGGAAAGATGATGATTCGAGACGCCCACGGGGATATACATGCTGTCAGTTCGATATGCTACGTGATGCCGCACCAGTTCAGACCCCCAAGGCGAATGACGAGCAATACGTGCATTGAGGTTCGCGCCATTCTTATCAGTGGTGACGAGGTGGTACTGAAGGAGTTCCCCGACCCGGAAAAGGGGGCGGAACAGGCTCGGGAATTTCTGCGGGAACTTTGGGAGAGGGCTCGGAACTCCGGGGAGGCTGTCTGTGATCTTCAGGAGAAGAGGTTATAGGCACTTGTCTAGAGGTGAGATCGTCAGCTTGGTGCGCGAGGTGCAGGCACTGAAGGCGGAGCGTGCGGGGTAGGGGCCGGGTGATGCTGGTCATTGCCTCGCCGGAGGATGGGGAACAAAACATTTAACTTAGAATACTTGAAAAAGGTGTAAATTATGCAAGAAAAAAACGAAAATCTTACTCAAGATGCTTTCTTTGAGAAAATCCACAATGACGAGGAATTAAAGAAGGGGTTTCGTGTATTACATCCTCAAGCCGAAGTGTACGTAGTCAGCGGATTTCGGACAATGATTGCCACTGTTCATTTTTTAACATTTAGCGAAGATTTTTCCTATGTACGACTCAATTACAAAGGAAATGATACGTCCATATTTCTTCAATTTTTGAATGATCCAAATAGAAATGACTCATTTATGACCTCTCAAAGACTCTCGGGGAAAATGGTTCTTCTATCATTTACGAATTTTGATAGCTCATTGAGCGTTTGGAACCAATCAGCCTATCCTATTGGGGAAATAGGTAGCTACCCCTTATTCGTTAGAGCTAAAATTACACTTCCCCCTGCAAATCAAGGTTATCGTGAAATCTTAATGACTTTTTATGTAGAGGATGCTGTCCCCGCGACAGGAAAGGAAGAATTGGGTGATGAGTAATTCATTGACGGATGTTTTGAAAGAAATCAGCTCTCTTCCTCCCTTGACAGAAGAAGACTTGACTCGCTCAGATCGTGGAACGACCTTAGAGTTAAAGCAAATCGAGATATCAGATAAGCAACACAAAAGAACGATGAAAGATAAGAGGCATGAGCGGGTCGCTGTTGTAACCTTGTTTATAGTGTCTTTTGGAGGCGCTCTATATCTTGCCGATAAAGGGGTGGAAAAATATACAACAGCGGCTTTTTCAATCGCCGCAACGTTTGCAGGTTATTTTCTGTCTAAGCAAAGTTAATGGCTCATCTTGCCCAAAATAAAACCTAAGAAGATATGAAACAAAATAAGGAGGGTATCAGCAATGTCCATTAAGAGAAATAGCTCCTTTCAATGCCTCCATCTGCACAAAAAACGGAAAAGTGCAAACCACTTGCGCAAGTGGTTTGCACTTTTTGTGCGTTTATGCAAGGGAAGCGGCTAAAACCCAAACACGCTCCGCCGGGGCTTCTCGTCCACGCCCACGTGGACGCGGGTCTTGCTGGTCCCCTTAATGAGGTAGCAATACCGCAGGTGGGGCAGCAGCTTGCGGCGATGCAGGTCCTTGACGACCATCCCCAGGTCCCGGTTGGACAACCCATCAACCCAGATGTCGGCGGCCTCGCCGGTCAGGTGTCCGGAGTTGGGTTTTCCGCCCACGTCGGCGTTCTTCTCCGCGCAGCGGCAGCCGCTCTCGATGTGTACCGCCTTCCCCACGGCCTTGCGGACGGCCTCCAGAGTGGACAGGAGCCGCCCTTTGGCGTTGAACAGTCCGCACCCGCAGCGGCACTCCAGCTCGCTCCTCGAAAAATGTTCCGTCAGGTCTCCCATAAAATCCCCTCCAATTCAGCTATAGACGGCGCCGGATCATTTCGTTGACGTCAATAAAATGATCCCCCCGTTCTCACAAGGCGATAAGAACGCCTACTGTACTTTTACGTCCACTCCCTGCTTTCGTAGGTTGGCCGCCAGGTGCCGGGCCAGCTCGTCGTCCAGGGCAATACCGGCTATTTCCTTGTCAAGGTTCTGCTCGAAGAGGTCCGCGGCGCTGCGGAAAAAGGGTTTTCCCTTCCGTGCCGGCTGAAAGACCTTCTTAACGGGGTGCTTTGCCCCCTCCCAAGCCAACGCCCTCTTGCGCTTGGGTCGAATGATCATGGCCTGGCGTCCCTCGTGGACGGCACGGGCGTAGACCTTGTTCGTCCCGACCATCGCGCCGCCGGGGACGGAGGAAACGTGGATGGACTTGCGCAGCTCGCCGCCGGTCTTGGTCTGTCCGCCGACAATGGTTTTGCCGCGTTTTGTGGTTACTGTCCACTGCTTGGAGCCCTTCCCCACTGGCACCAGCTTCTCTCGGATGGCTATGGCCCGTATCCGATGGGCTATGCGGAGGGCAACCTTCTGGAGGTCAATCTCGCCGGCCATCACAGCCCGCCCAGCTCACCCAACTCACCCAAAATATCGAGCCCCTTCAAGATCTCCGCCTCCACCACGGCCTTATCGGCACGCCCTGTTTTTGCGTCGGCCTGCTCCTTCGGGATGGACGGGGTGATACCCTTCAACCGGAACTCCTCCGGCAGCCCCGCGTCCCGCAGCAGCAGGTTGACGCGGTTCTCCAGGTACTTCATGCGAGGGCGGACCTTCATCTCGATGAAGCTGAGCATCTGCCCCTCCATCTCGGAGCCGCCGCCCAGCTGCCCCGCGGTGACGATGCCGACGAGACGCGGAGGCACGCCGTGCGCCGCCAGGATCTCCTCGCGCGTCGCCTGGCTGAGCTTGTCGAAGGGCATGTCCTTCAAATCCGCCGTCAGGCGCTCAAACTTTATCTCGCTCCCCTCGAAGGGCACGGAGAGCAGCATGGTCTTGTGCGCGTTATCCACACCCTTTACCTCTTGGAATCCCTCTCGGATGGTCTTCTCCGTCTCCTCGTCGAACTCCGCCCCCGTAAGTACCACGGCCAGGGACGGAACGGCGTAGTTGCGGAAAAAGGCGGAGTAAAAGCTCTTTTTCTCCTGGTCGAGCCGCAGGGCCTCCAGGGCGGCCACCCATTCGGGCAGGCCGTACCAGGTGGAGAGGGGCGTATAGCGCCGGAAGGCAAAGAGCTCGTTTCGTCCGTCCCGCGCGCCGAAGGCCGAGAACTCCACGGTCCCGTCCGTCTCCTGGACGTACCCGGCCAGGTGGTTCTTGCGAACCCTGGGGAAAACGGTCTGGGCGTGGACGTGGTAGAGCTCGCCAATCTGTCCTCTGCGGGAACGCGCCACCTCCAGATAGGCGTTCCCGGTGCACTCCCAGTCGAAGGCGACGCGGTGCAGGAGCTCCAGGAAGGGTTCGGCCCCGGAGACGGACTCCAAGAAGGTTTCCACTGGCTTCGGGGCCTCGTACTCCAGCCCAACGGCCATGTCGGCCTTGAGCGCGATGCACTGGGTATGGAAGGCGTTGGAATAGGTCAGGGAGAGGATCTGCGAGAGGGGCAGCGGCGGGTAGACGAGCCCGTCCGCGACCCCCGCCCCAAACCCCTCCGCGGGGCGGGATGTGCGCGCCTTCAAGATGGGTTCCATCCGCTCGCCGTGACTGTTCAGAAAAAGCGCCTTTTTCTCGTCCATCGTTCCCTCCCCAGGGGTGTTTCCCCATAAAGGAAGGTTAATTCTTATACTAATCAGAATCAAGCTATATATAGCTTGCAAATGGCAAGATTTTTAATAATATCACATCAGGCAAGAGCACGCGACGGGAGGCGATGAAGCGGGATGCCTATGGAACTGAGGGATATGAAGGTGGATTTTCTGTCGCTCGTGTCGAAGGGGGCGAACGGCAAGCGGATTATCTGGAAGGCTGGGGATAAGAGGCCCGAAGGGGCCGACGCCTTCGAGACGCCGCTCCGCAAGCTCGTGAAGAGCGACGAGAAGCGCATGGTCTACGGGATCGTCTACAGTCCCGGCCAGGTGGACAGTCAGGGCGAGTACGCGGAGAAGGGCGAGATCGAGAAGGCGGCGTATGGGTTCATGAAGGGCCTGCGCCTCCTGAACGTCGACGCGCAGCACGACTTCGACCCCAAGGCGGCGTTCGTGGCCGAGAGCTGGATCACGAAGGGGGCGGACCCGCTCTTCCCGGACGAGCCGGAGGGAAGCTGGGCGGTGGGGATCCGCGTGGAGGACGAGGCGCTCTGGGCGAGCGTGAAGAAGGGCGAACTGGCGGGCCTGTCGATGGCCGGGTACGCCACGAAGGTACGGAAGGGAGAGGACGGGGTATTGGCAAAGATGGAGCAGTTCTTTGCCCGCCTGATCAAGGCGGTCGAGGGAGTGGAGGCAAAAAATGCCCAGCCTGGACAGCCTGCTGAGACAAAGCCTGGCGCGGGAGCGCCGGCTGGCGAAGAGGCGGCTGAGGCCGAGGCCGTGGAGAAGATTGCGAAGGCGCTTGAGGGCATTCCTGCTCTAGTTGAGACTGTCGCCAAGCTGGATGAGCGCATCAAGGCGCTGGAGACCGCCACGCCGGGTCAGATGTCCAAGGGCCTGGACGGCGGCGCGGCGGACGGCAGCTACGGGTTTCTGTAGGGGGTGAGTGGGTGAACGACAAGAGTTTTGGCGCAATGATGGAGGAGTTCCGGAAGGCCGGGGAGTTCACGCCGGAGCTGGTGAGCATCGGCGGCACACTGCGCTCGGAGGAGACGGAGAGATTTATCGACCTGGTGGTGAAGGGCAACCCCATCCTGTCGCGGGTGACGGTAGACCGCGCCCGAAAGTTGACCAAGGACGTGAATGTCTGGGAGCTGCTGCGCGGCGTGCTGCAGCGCGTGCCGCAGGGCGAGAAGCCGGATAAGTTCACCAGCTTCAAGAACGTCGGAAAGAAGCTGGAGATGAAGGATGCACAGCTCTTCTCTCATATCCCGATGGACTATCTCCGCGACAATCAGCACCGGCCGGGGCTCGAGAGTATGGTCGGGAGCCGCCTGGCGGAGACCTACGGCAACGACGTGACGCTGCTGGCCTTCACGGGCACGGCGGACGATTTTGCCGGGAAGGCCTTTGAGAAGCTCAACAAGGGCTGGCCACAGCTTCTGAAGGATGCCTCCGGCAGCCACAAGGTGGACGTATCGGACCACACGGGCGGGACGCCTGCGGCGGTGAACTGGGAGGGGCTTTTCAGTGCGATGGTGGAACAGCTGCCGGACGTCTACAAGGGCGACAAGACCGTCTTCCTGATGAGCCGCGGCGACGCGGAGCTGTACCAGCGCCAGATCGGGCAGATGGTCGGCGGGCTCGGGCACCTACTCTCCAAGCAGAACCTGACCTACTTGGGCTACGAGATCGTGTCCCTGAACGAGATGCCACGGGGGCACGTCATCTTCACGCCCCTGCCGAACCTGGTCTACGGCGTGAACACGAGCATGGAGCGGTACCGCGAGTACAGCGGCGAGGAGCGCTGCATCAAGTACACGTTCGACAGCTCCTTCGACTTCCAGGTTGCGGTAGACGACGCGGCCGTCATCGCCTGGGACAAACCGTAACAGGGGCATTCCTACATTACAACAGGCTTTGCTCAGGCAGAGTTTTGAGATTGGAGTGGTGATCAAATGAGCGCGGAGAAGCAACGGCTGACCGTCCTGAACCGCCTGAGTGCCGAATATCCGGCCTCCGTGTCTCTCGAAGAACTGCGAAAGGACGCGGCCCTTCACGAGGCGGATTTTCGTCGGACCGTGGCATACCTGGAGGAGAAGGCGCTAATTGACGTCATCGACCTCAAGGAGGGCGTGGGCGGGGTCTTTGGCGAGGCACGCATCACGGCGACCGGACTGGACTTCGTGGAATGCAGCGCCAGGCGCGTGCGGGCGTCGTGGATCCGGTAGGGTCATGCCGGGGATAGAGATCGACGTCGCGTACCTGCGCCGCCTGGGAAACCTGCCCGGCCACGCCCAGCTGGGGGATTCGGTGCTGGCGCCGCACGTCGAGAGCGCGGTGTCCGAGGTCTTGGCGATTCTGGGGGCTCGGGTTCCCCAGAACGAGGTGGAGGAGGGGCGCGTTCGCCTGGCGATGGGATGTTTTGCGATGGCGAACGCCCTGCCCGTGCTGAACACGTTCTATCTCTCCCAGGCGGAGAAGGTCCCGCGCCAGGTGGCCCTGACGGATTACGTCTTTCACGACGCGGGCGAGCTGCTGAAACTGGCGGTGTACTGGAAGAACCGGGGCTACGAGGCGCTGCGCGAGGTGGGGCGCGCCGGCGGGACGGTCGGCGTGTCCGTGATCTGAACGGGGTCCAAGGGCCTACGGCCCTTGGCGGGGCTTGGGGCGGAGCCCCATAGAACGGAGGTAACGATGAACTGGCTTTTGGAGAACGCGGCCCTTATGGGTCTGATTGTTTCGACGGCTCGGGGCGTGCAGGCGCCGCCCGAGCTGGTGTTGGGAATCATCGAGGCGGAGAGCGGCGGGGATCCCCACGCGACAAAGATCAACTCGACGTACCCCTATACGATGATGCAGGCGAAGCGTCCGGCCGGATGCTCCGTGGATATGGAGCGGATGTGCCAGAAGACGGCCTGGGGCCTGATGCAGGTGATGGGCGCGACGGCGCGGGAGCTGGGGTTTGACGGCTGGCTGTCGGAGCTGGTGGATCCGGAGACGAACATCCGGCTCGGCGTCAAGTTTCTGGGCCGGAAGATGTCGCAGTATTTCGAGCGGGACGGCATCGAGGGCGTGGTCGCGGCCTACAACGGCGGAGCGCCGAGGCGTCGGCCCGACGGGAAGTTCGTCAATCAGGGCTATGTTGACAGGGTAATGGAGGCTGCAAAGCGTTTTGAAGCGACCGTTTCAAAATTTGAAACCCTTGAAACATCGCCCGTTGCAAGGACTGAGCGCAAAAAGAGGAAGAGCGGCACGGCGGAGGAGACGCCCCCCTCCGGCGAGGCCGAAACGGAAGACCGCGCAGACGGCGAATAGAGGCCCCTGCGGGGCGACCGAAGGGGCGGCAGGTAAAAGTCTACCCGGAAAAGGAAAAAGTCTCTCTCAAACGTCTTTAAAGCACGCTTAAACGGGGGTATGGAGCAGGGATGGCGACGAGTACGCAATCGCACACGGAAATGGAACGCCTCATCGAGACGATGCGCGGGATCGTCGGGGCGCTGAACGCCCACGGGCTGGGGTTGGGGGATGGGGTCTCCCTTGTCGACCGCCTGGCCCGCCTGGAGACGCGACTGGACCACTTGGAGAGGACGCTGACGAACATGCAGAAAATCCTGGTGGGTCTGGCCATCAGCGTCCTCACCCTGCTCATCAAGATGGCGATCGAGGGGCTGCTGAAGCGATGATCCCCCGCGTTGAGGATGCCCTTATCGCCGAGCTGGAGCGCCGTATTGTGGCGGCCATGCCGGAGACGGCCCCCGGAGACGCCAACACGCCGGAGACGTTCGTGACGACAATCGAGGGCCGGACGGTGGTCCCGAACGTGCAGGAGGAGAACGACCTGACGGTCTTCTGCATGGTGACGGCGGAGATCTCCGTGATCTTTTACAGCCAGAAGACCCGCTGCGACTATTCTCCCCTGCTGGCGGATTTTTGTCGGCACCCCTGGATCGACCTGGGCGGGGCCTGGGCGAGGGTACGAATTGAAAGAAGCGAGGCTGTGGAGGGGCCGTACCTCTCCAACGACGCCTGGCTGTTTCGGGCGGAGTATCCGGTGTTCGAGGTCGAGCCCGGCCACGCCTGGCAGACCCCGAGTATAGGGCGCGTGTCGGTGGGCGTGCAGGACATCTACCCCAGAGCCCTGCCGGACACGACGGACGAGCCGGAGGGAGGCAAACGTTTTGAGCAGCGGCAGTGAGCTGGAGCGGCGGATTTCCGAGACGCTGGGGGTCGGGGTGGTCTCCGAGGTGCAGCCGGAGAAGGGGTTCTGCCGGGTTTCATTCGGCGAGCGCGTGTCCCCCCTGTCGCCCTGGTTCGCCCCGCGGGCCGGAAAGGACCGGGAGTTCTGGCATCCGGACGTCGGGGAGCAGGCGGTCTACTTCTCGCCCTATGGCGACGGGTCCGAGGGATTCGTGCTGCCAGGCATCTTCTCGAACAAGATGCCGTTGCCCGAGGGGGCCCGCGAGGGGCTGCACATCGTCGAGTACGAGGACGGAACGCGGATCGAGGTGGATCGGAAGGAGCACGTCGTGGAGATCAAGGACAGTTACGGGAGCTATATCCGCATGGAGGACGGTGACATCCTCATCCAGGCGACACGAGAGCTTCTTTTGAACGATGCGACTTAGGAGGCGACTATGCCCAGAGCGGCGAGGATCGGGGATATCGGGGCCTGTGCCTTGTGTGGGCCGAATCCTTTGGCAACCGGTAGTCCCAACGTCAAGATCAACGGCATACCGGCGCACAGGATTTCGGATTTGTGGAGCTGCGGAGCGGCACAGGCGGAGGGGAGCCCGAACGTGCGCGTCAATGGGTTGCCCCTGGGGCGTATCGGAGATCAGGGAGATCACGGCGGCCCCATCGTTACGGGCAGCCCCAACGTATACGTTAACGATGGCCGAAGGGTGAGAACATGAACCTTCTGGACGCCATCCCGGAGATAGGGAAAATTCTGGACGACCTGATTTCCACGCCCGAGGAGAAGCGCGAGGCGCAGCTCCGGCTGCGGGAGATCGATGTGCGCGAGGTCGAGGCCAGATTTGGGGCGCTGCGGGCCTGGCAGAGTCACCGGAGCTTGTTTGTCTCCGGGGCGATTCCCGCGATCCTCTGGATGATCGTCGGGGTGGCGGTCTTCAACTACATTCTTGTGCCGCTGTTGGGGTCGTTTGGGGTGTCCGTCCCGGTTTTGGAGCTGCCGGGGGCCTACTATTCGCTGGCGGAAACTATCGTTCTGGGGCTCTTCGGAAAGAAGGCGTGGGACTCCTCAGAAATTCACTGGGGCGGGCAGGTCGTGAAGCCGGCGAAGGAGAAGGTTGCCGCAGAGATCGAGGAGCCGAAGCCACAGGGAAAACCATCCAGCCCTAAACCGACCCCTCGCAAGGCTGCCGCGAAGCCGGCAGAAAGCAAGGAAGAGGGACCCTCCGAGCCCAAGGCGGTCTCCGAGATGAGCGCTGAAGAAGTGGACGCCCGGCTACGTCAGCTCTGTGAGGAGCGCGGCATCGAATGGTGATGCAGACCGGGATGTCCCGCGCGCCCTCGGACGGACGTTTCGCCGTCCTGGAGCCGCTGGAGCACATCCGGCAGTCCATCCTGGACATCGTTTCCACTCCGATCGGCACGCGCGTGATGCGTCCCGAGTACGGCTCCAGGGTGCCGAGGCTGGTGGACCAGCCCGTGACAAAAGGCTGGAAGCTCTCGGTCTACACGGCTGTTGCAGAGGCGCTGCATCGCTGGGAGCCGCGCGTCAGGGTGGACCGTGTGCGCGTGGATGCCGTCGGCCCCGGCGTGGTCGAACTGGCCATCCTATACAGGCTCCAGGACGGCACAACGGATGAAGCGAACGTAAAGGTGGGACGCCCCGAATGAGACACCTCATTGACCTCTCGAAACTTCCGGCCCCGCAGCTCATCGAGGAGCTGGATTATGAAGCGATTTTGAACGAGATGAGAAAAAAGCTGTGCGAGCTCCTGCCGGAGTGGAGCGGGTACGAGCTGGAATCCGACCCGGCGAACAAGGTGCTGGAGGTCGCGGCGTATCGTGAGATGCTGCTGCGCCAGCGTGTGAACGAGGCCGCGCGCGGCGTCTTGATCGCCTTTGCTCAGGGCAGCGACCTGGACCACCTGGCGGCGTTCTATCCCGAGAAGCGCCTCTCTGGGGCCCTGGCCACCTTTGCGGGTAAGCTGACCCTGGCGGCTCCCCTCGGCATGGACGTGACGATCCCGGCGGATTACCGCATCGTTGCCAAGAACGGGGCTGTCGAGGCCCGGTTGATGGGGGCCGTGACGATCCCCAAGGGAGAGACGACCGGCGCTGAACGCTTCGAGATCGTGCGCCCCGCGGGGATGGACGCGAACGGCCTGAGTTATGCCCAGAGTTGGGAGGCGATCAACCCGCTTCCGTTCGTCGTGAAGGTCGAGCAGGCAGAGGCATCCAGCGGCGGCAGCGACCCGGAGAGCGACGAGGCGTTCCGGCAGAGGATCCCGACGGCATTGGAGCGGTACAGCACGGCGGGGCCGAGGAGGGCCTATGAGTATTGGGCCTATACCTCAGATCCGCGGGTAATCGACGCCCTGGCGCTCTCTCCTCAGCCGGGCGACGTGAAGGTGGTGCTGCTCTCCAAGGACGGGGACGGGACTGCGGATGAGGCCATGATCCGCCGCGCGGCGGAAATACTCTCGGCGGACGACGTCCGGCCACTGACGGACCACGTCGAGGTCGTCTCGGCTCGGATCCTGAAATACAGGGTGCGGGTGAGCCTGGAGGTTTACTCCGGGGTTGCGGGGACGGAGCCGATCGCCGAGGCGACGAGACGCCTGAGACAGACTGCACAAGAGCTTTTTCGCATCGGCCTGGATGTCCCGATCTCCCGCTTCATTGCGGCGGGGCACGTGTCGGGAGTGAAGAAGGTGCACGTTCTGGAGCCCGATGCCGACCTCCGAGTTTCGGATGAGGAGGCAGCGTACTGTATAGGGATGGAGGTAGCGAGCTTTGTCGCGCCGGAGCCGTGAGCTGGACCTCCTCCCCAGCAATGCCCTGGGGGCTGAGCGCGCATTGTCCCGATCCACGGGGTTCGGGGATGACATCCTTCCGGAGGATATCCGAAAACTCTGGAACGCCCGCGAGGCGGCGTCTCATTTTTTGTCCTTCATGGCCTGGGGGCTGCACGTCGATTTCTGGGAGGACGACTTTCCGGAACCTCTGAAGCGCTCCCTGATTGAGGGCTCGTTTGCGTGGCACCGAAAGAAGGGGACGCGCTGGTCGATACAGGAAATCCTGCGGTTCTTGAATGTCGACACGGAAGTTCAGGAGTGGCAGGAATACGGAGGGCGTCCTTATACCTTCCGCGTGAAGGCGATCGTTCGGCATCCCCTGCATCCCTGCGAGAGCTGGGGGCAGGAGACCTACAAGAGAATCCATGCGGCGATTTTCGAGACGAAGCCGCTACGGGCCTGGCTGGACGATCTGACTATAAAAATCCTTTTCGACTTCGGAGACATAACGCTTGGTCTCGGACATTCCCTGCGCCGGGAACTGCGCACGGCTCGGACGGCCTGGTCGCTCTGGCCGCGATTCGACTTCGTAGATGCCGATGCGATGCCGCTGGACTGGAACCCCTGGAGCGCTCTGCGTCGAGAACTTCGCACGGCGCGGGCCAGCCGGGGGCTCTCGGGCGTCTCGCATCTGGACCGGCTGG